CTTGCTGTCCGAACCACTGGTTTTTTGCCTGCCAGCGCAGAGTTTTTTCGTCCGGTTCAGCCCTTGTGGGTTGGGCTTGTTGCGTTTGTACCTCAAAATTTTCTTCCTGTAAAGGGGCAGGACGATAATTTTTTACTTGTTCTGCACGAATCTTTGCATCCATCACAGCTTCTTGAGCTTCAATGATGGCATCCGTGTCGTAGGACTCTTGGGCTTCCTTGAGTTTGCGACGTGCCATAGCGAGTTCAGACTCGGCTTTAGACTTCGCGCCTTCAATGATGGCTTCTTGTCCTGTGTAGACGTTTTGCTTGAGGCGTTTGTTCTCCTCAATCAACTGCTGTGCAAGACGCTCAAGCTCTTGCTTCTCACGCATTGTTGCTTCTTTGACACGGCGCTCGTCGTGACGGGCGTGGGTCAACTCTTTGATGCGTCCCTTGACTTTGTCAGAATAGGACTCGATTTCTTCATCGGTTGGATCAAGCACTTCACGGTCTAAGGGCTTGCGGCCCCTGTCACGCTCGGGCGTGTCGTCCTCAATTTCAATCTCTATCTCGCCTTCGCCTTCTATTTCAAACTCGACGTCGGCAGTCTTTTTGTCCTCGACTTCGTCGGGGAACTTGTACGGTTCAGCCATATTCTTCCTTTCAAGCGCGGGTTAAGCCGCGAGGGTCTTGCACAACAGCATCAACTTGGTCGTCGTTGATGAGACGGAACTCCTTGCCAAAGATCTTGAATCTTGTACCGGAGTAAGTACGTACTAACACGAAGTCGCCCTCTTTACACCATGCTCCGTTGGGGAACTTGGCGGTGTCTCCGTACGCATCGGGGCCAACTTTTAAAACAAACAACACGGTGGTAGCGTGTTCTTCTTGGCGCATAAACTCAACTGGTTTATACAGGCTTGATCCTGCAATCTTTTCGTCAACATCTGGCACAGCGCAAAGAATCTTCCAACCCGTGGGGATAGGAAGTTGCGTGGCTTTTTGCTCATCGCTAGAGTCAGGTTCAGGTGCATCCAAAGCTTGGATGGGGTCAGGCAGTGCAAAAGCACCGGGGGAAAGATCAATGTCACTCATCTGATTCTTCAACTTTCTGTGCAAGGTCGATTAGATAACGCTCTGCAAGGGCTAGACCCTGAATAATCCCGCAGAGTTTTTGATACTCTTCAAATGTGCGACACCCCCCACCAGCCAAATCATCGGCATAGTTGTTCATGTCGGTGCGTATTTTTTCGCGCAATACGCGTGCGAAGTCTTGGATCATGATTTAGGTTCCGTTGGTGGTTGGTTTTGAGATGCGCTTTGCAGTGCGGCGGTACGCGCTTGTAAATCAGCTTGTGCTTTACTTTTTGCGATGTCGATCCCGATCTCCAAACCAGCACGTTCTTGTTCAAACTGTTGCTTAAACTGGCTCTCTTTGATTTGAGCGCCAACACGCATTGATTCCAACTCCAACTTGCCGCTGACTTCTTGCTCTTTCAGAGCTTGTGCGTCGGCTTTGGCTGCGGCATCTAGACTTATCTTCTGTGCCTTGAGTTCGATCTCTTTTCCTTTGAGTTGCAACTCTTGCAACTGCATCTGAACCACGGGGTCTTGTGCCTGCTGTTGTGCTTGCTGTTGTGCGGCCTTGGCTTGATCTTGCATGAGCACTTGCTGTGCCGCTTGCGCCATCATTCCAGACAAAGCAATCTCCACGTTCGGTGGCAACTTCTCGTCTTCGGGTGGCAGTGGCATACCCAGTTGTTGCTCAATCTTCTGACGCATCATATAGCCAACGTGTTCTGCAACGTGTGCAGTAAGCGCCGCTTGAATGGCCGGAGCACGGGGGTTCTGACCGATGAACTGCTGAATCAGCGGGTCTTGCAACAACATCATATGCACTTGGATGTGTGACTGATGATCTTGGTACATGAACGCTTTGAGTGGTTTACCCTTGAGCACATTCTGGTTCTCGGACACAGGATCGGTAGGCTTCTGGTCTTCTTCCAGCGGCACTAACTTATCTGCGTTCTTGATGCCAAGCACTTCCAACATACGGCGATGCAGTTGTGGCAAGTCATAGATGTCGGGCGCCATCTGTGCCATCTGAATCACAGCTTGGTACTGCACAACACGTTGACTCATGGTCGCGGCGTTGGGGTCAGACACAGGAATCACATCTACGTGTTGGTAGTAGACTGTTTAGCACGGGGGCCTTTGGTACCTTCTGGCTCATACAAGTAGTCAGTGTCTGAATAATCACGGATGATGTTTTTCAGCAGACCCAACTCTTGCTTCAATGCAAAGTGCACACGGGCTTGAACAGCCGTCATCACCTTGAGTTGTCTCTCCAACAGCGCCAGTGTTGTACCGACAGGAGCGTTGCCACTCATGTCAGACACCTTCATGTCAGCGGTAGCGGCAAACCTGCGGCCTTCTTCCACAATGTTTTGAAGCAGTGTGTACAAAGTCTGACTAGGTTCCTTGTACGGCAGGGGCAAGATGTTGTCGCGTATCGTGCCAGAGCCTACATCTACGTCTCGGAATTCACCCGGTGCGATGGGTGTGTCGTCTCCTTTGATGCGCAGGCCACGGGTCTTGAGTCCACCGGGCAAGTTGGCAAGTGTTCCTGCGTCGATAAGTTGACGCATGAGGGAGGTAGCGGATTTAGCAAAGCCTCCGATAAGATGGAAAAGCCCGAAGCCGTAAGCTCCAAAACCCGGTATATATTGGTAATGTACAAAGTGCTGACGTTTGAGTTTGAGTGGGTCATCTTCTTCCCAGTTGCGGCGAATGGCCAACACATCGTTGGTACCTTTAATCAACGTGACCACGTACGGCAACATGATGCCGGTGGCTTCCCCATCTTCTTCGTCTTCAAAACCTTTAAGGTCTAAGTCAACGTGGCACTCATACAGTGTGTAACGATCATCATTGATGTCACTAAAACCTGTCTCTTTGTCTTTGGCTTTCTGAATATCACTGATGGATTTATCAGGCTCAGACAGATCAATATCGCGGTAGAAGCCTGCTTGTTGCAGCTTCATGATTTCATTCTTGGTCTTACGCATCACGTGTGTAATGCGGTAGCACGTATCCATCTCTGTTGTGCCGTACGGCAAGATGATGTCTTCGGCAGGGATGAAGATCGAAACCTGACGACCGAGGGATGGGTCGTAGTACACCTTCTTAAACGCAGAACCCGTGGCTGGCAGTGACCACAACATGCGCTCATGCTCTGGGCGGAACTCAACCATCTTCTCTGTCAACTGATAGTTCATATCATCTTGAACACGAGCTGCGGCTTCTTTCTTATCAGGTGTCTCCTTACCAATGATCTTGGTGCGCACTGGGCCTTGTGCGGGGAACGTCTCAGTGATTGTCTCGGCTTGGAAGCGAACAACCGCCTCAGTAATCATGGGGTGGAATACACCTGACGCACCGTTCCAAGGTTCAGTGCGCTCTTCCATCTGCAAGCCCAGAAGTTTCAAACCTTCTGTGTAGGCTTTCTCCCAATCTTTGCGTGAGGCTTTGTCGTTGTCAATGTCAGAACATAACTCACTTGCCATAGATTGCAGTGCACTATCAGACACTTCATCGGCCAAGTTATCAGAGAAGGTATCGTCATCCCCTTCACCAATGCTGATCTCTAAGTCACCGGCACGAATGTTAACTTCTTCAGGGTCAACAATCTCAATCTCAATCGCCTCTTCGTTTTGTGCTAACGCGTCAATCCCTGTGGGTTGTTGGTACAGTGCTTTGTCAATATTAGTAGCCATGCTTGATCCTTAGTAATACGCCGCTTTACGGGGTATAGAAAAAATGTCGTCTTTTTCGTCGCTGTCCAAGCTGATGAACCCACCATTCCTGAACCGAGCTAACGCCATACTTGTGCAGTCAACCATGTCGTCATGATCTGACGCGGGGAACGCAGCCACCTGCTCTACAACTTCCTCTGCCCAGCGCCTACCCGCAGGATACCAGACCATGCCCGATCTGAAAATATCCGACACTGCATTCAGTCGTGCAACTTTATCACCTGTGCCCCTGTGTGGGGTGAACTCTTGGACAGGAATACCCATGCGCCTGAACTCTTGGAACAGGGGTGTACCACTAGACTTCTTCTCCACGATGAACGCATCGGGTTCCCACTCTCTGTATTCTTCCAGCGCCATGTCTTTAAGTTCACCAAACTCCACCCGTTTGTTGATGGCGTTCATCAAGATGATGTGGGGCTTCTCTCCTGTGAGTTTGTGGCTAAACACACCCCATGTAAGCAGTGCTGTAAAGTCAGCGCGGTTGTTCTTTTCTGCTGCCGCATCCAGTGTCATGATGACAAACTCTAACTCTGGGGGGTCTTCCTCTTCCCACTTCGACCACCACTCGCGCTTGATGATCGCACCTTCTTCGCTGGTGGGTTGTTGCTGATACTGAGCGTTCCACTGGAACGAGGGCATCGACGCTTTGGTTCTATGCAGGGCTTCAAGGTCAAAAAAGTCGGGCCACAGCGCCCTCTCCTCTGGCAAGCCTTCATTAAATATGGCAGGGAACTCAAAGAACTCATACTTATCAGCATCGTCATTGCGTGCCATGTCCTTGGCCATCATGCCAATCAGATCGTTGGGATGCCAGCGGGTATGCACAATCGCCATCCGGCCACCCGGCATCAGACGTGTTCGAGCACCGAAAGTAAACCATTCGTACGCCTTTTGGAACACCTCGAAGTTGCCGTTCAAGATGTCCTGCTCAGAGAACGGATCGTCAACAATCAAGAAATCAGCGCCTCGGCCTGCAAGGGCAGAGCCAACACCGCAGGCAAAATACTCTCCGCCTGAGTTGGTGTTCCACCGACCAGCAGACTTACTGTCAGCGGCCAGCGTCACCGTTGGGAAGATTTCTTTGTACATATCTTGGTCAACCAAGTTACGCACCTTGCGTCCAAAGTCCACGGCGAGGTCAGTGGTGTGAGACACCATCAGCACCTTCTTATCAGGGAAATTACCTAGGAACCATGCAGGGAAATAAACCGACACCAAAAAAGATTTACCGTGGCGTGGCGGAATAGAGACAGCAATCCGGTCTTTGCGGTTGAACGCCATGTCTTCTAATAGAGATGCCAGCCTCTTATGGTGCCGCCCGATCTTGTAGTCGGGGTTCATCTTCATACAAAACTCAAGCAGGCTACTGCGTGCAATCTTGGAAGTTTCCCGCTTGGTCAACTCTTCCAACGTGGCATCGAACGATTCCAAATCCAATGGGTCTAGCTTTGCCAAATCTACGTTTTGTAGATCCTCCATTGTGAATTCAGAAAAATCAATCATGTGGTTCAGAGCGTACTAGGGTAGGGGTGTTCAGCACATCGGCCTTGCTTTCCTGCAATGTTCTGGGCTTGGCCAGCACATCCACAACTTGTTCTGACTTGCTGCGAAGTTCCAGCAGTTTGGAAATCCTACCTTTAATAGAAGCTTCAAGTTCCAGCGTGGTTTTGTGCTTGACAGTAATTTCACTGCGTTCAATGAACAGCCCCACGTCACCCACCTTGCCTAGCAGTTCAAGTGCACGGATGCGAATCTTGGGATCGGGGTGTGTGGTTTCTTCAATCAGCTTGTTGGTCACATAGGTTCTGATCTGCACTGCCGAGTTCACCACCACCTGATCGTACTCGCTCAGTATGGACTTGAGGTGCATCACCGATGCTGTGGTTGTGACTGCGTTGGTCTGGGCTGTTACTACATTTGTAGCTTCAGCAGTGCTGATCGAATCATGGAAGGCCGAGCGTGCCCGCACCTTATCTTCTTCGGATGGTTCATCCGGTGCACCGAAGGCTTGCAGGAACTCAGCAGTCTTAAACAGGGCATCCACCTTGGTATGCAAGGACACCACATCCTCCCG